GGTGCCCCCCCGCCGTGGCGGCGGCCCGCTGCGCCTGATCGGCCATCGACCCTTCCATGGTCGTGGCGGTCAGAACCGGGCCGCCAGGGTCCAGGTCCCTCAGCTCCGCGGCCACCCTGACCTCGTCGAGGACCCGGCCGATCCGCTCCGCCGCGGTGTCCCCCGCCCCTTCGGGCACCCGGGGCGGGAGCTCGACCTGTCCGAGGCGGGCGAGGGGGTCGACGCACACCAGCTCGGCGGCCAGCTCGCCGGTCGGGGTGTAAGCGTCGAGGACCCGAAGGACGGCGCCGGTGAAGAGGACGTCGTCGTCGGCCCTCACCCGCAACCACGCCCCCACCGCCAGAGGGCCGGGCGAGGTCGGTGACCAGGTGGCCCACCCGTCAGGGTTGGCGACGGTGATCCCGGCCCTCCCGGGTTCGAACATGTCCAACACGCCGCGGCGGCCCCGGTCGATCCGCACGTCACGGACCCGGCAGGAGATCTCGGTCCAGTTGGGCATCGTCCCGCCCCACAACGCGGACGGGTCGTCCCACAGGCTGATGTCCCAACCCCCGGTCGGGTTCGGGTCGAACGCCCGCACGTCCCCGATGTCGATGAACACCCGGGCCGCCATCAGCCAACGCTCCTCAGCCCGGGGCGCCAACGGCCCGACACGCGGCCCCACGCCCCCGCCGCCTGCTCCACCGCACGGCCCACCGAGTAGGGGTCGACCGCGCCGCGGGCATCGATGCGAACGATGACCTGGGGCGCGACCGTCAGGCCGGCCGTCCCGGCGGCGCGGGTGCCGGCGTCCGGGTCGACGGAGCGCGGACCGGCGGAACCACCGGCCGCCCCGCTGGCCGCGCCGCCCATGATCACGCGGATGTGCGCGTCGCGTTGCCGGGCGGTGTAGTTCAACTCGCGTTCGGCGGCGGCGGTGTCGGGGTCGGCGTAGATGTCGGCGTCACGGGGACGGGCCACGCTGTTGAACAGGGCCTCGGCCTCCGCGATCTTGCCTTGGTCGATCAGCGAGTTGATCCGGGTCAGGGTCTCCTCGGGGATGTCGCCGACCTCCGCGGTGTACTCCGCCACCTTCCGTTTGGCGTCGACCATCTGGTCGGCCATCGCACGGTTGGCGTCGCTGGCCTGCTCGGAGCCGGCGCCGTACTGCAATGTGGCGATGTAGGCGTCGACCATCGCCCCTTCGAGCTGGTCGAACCCTTCGGCCACGTCGATGGCGGACTGGGACTCATCGAGCTCGGCGTTAACGGCGACCAAAGCGTCGTACAGGTTGAAAGCCTCTTCGGCGGCCCCGCCGGCCGCCTCGGCGGCGCGGCGTAGGGCGGCTTCGGCCACGCCGGTCTTGGTTCCCAGGTCGCCACCGGCGCCCCCGGCGCCCAAGAATGCATCGCGGAGGGCGTTCACCTTGATGCCCAAGTTGCCGGCGCCGTCCTCGCCGGCCAAGAACGCGGCGTCCAGGGCGGGCATGGTGTCGGAGGCCCCGACGATGAAGTTGGCCATCTCCTCGAAGGAGACTCCCAGGTCGTCGGCCGGGCCAGCGAGGTCCGACATCGAGGTTTCGAGCTCGTCGGCGGCGCTCTTGATGTCGCCGCCGGCGAGGGCTTCTCCCACGCTCTCGAAGGCTTCGCGGGCCCGGTCGGCGAACTCGGCGGCCTCCCGCTGGGCGCCGCTGTAGGTCTGCCATGCGCTCACACCGATGCCGATGGCGGCCCCGATGACCGGGAGGGCGCCGGCCAACTGCCCGGCCTGCTCTTCGGTCAGCCCCATGCTCTCTACGGCGGTGTCGGCCATGAGCTGGAACGTGTCGGTCAGGTCCCCGACCGTCGACTTGGCGAGGCCGAGCGGCCGGAGCATGTCTTTGGTGGCGCCCTTGACCGACCCGGCCGAAGTGATGGCGGCGTCACCGATCCCGCCTGTCGCGGTGGCGGTTTCCTCGGCGGCGATCGCTACGGATTCGATGTCAGCGATCGCGTCGGCCGCACCATCGGCGGAGACGGCGACAGCGGCGGCGGTCCCGTCGAGCTCGTCCGCGCCTTCGGATACCGAGTCGAGCCCTTCGGCGGCGTCTTCGGTCTCGGCTTCGACGGTGATCTCGGGCTTGATGCCGGTGAGCTCTTCGACCTGGGTGGCGAGCTGGTCGAGGGTCCCGGCGGCGTCGGCGGCGTCAGTGGTGACGATGATCTCGATGCGCTCAGCCATCAGGTCACCGCCTCGTGCACATGGGCGCCGACCACCTGCGGGGCGATCTGCTCGGCTTGGCGGGCGACCTTGCGCCACGCCCCGCGGCCGGTGGCCCCGGGGTGGATCACCGCGCCACTGATCGGATGGGTCGCCCCAGCCAGTCTCAACGCCCGGCGGCGCCGCGGGCCCACGACATGCGCGGCGGTGCCGTCAGTGATCCACACCCACGGCCCGGCCGGTGTCCCGTGGACCGTGAGGGTGGCGGTGGCGCCGCCGGTCACCCGGCCCGTGGCGGACAACCGGTAGGGGCCGACCTTCCCACCCACCTGCCCCGCGTACGCGGTCAGCTGGTCGGCGACGTCGGTGAGGGCGGCGGCGGGGACAGCCCGAACCTTGGCGGCGGTGTCGCGCAAAGCCACACCTAAGCGACCTCAGCCTCAGCCATCGCGGTGACGGGGGCGGCCATCGTGATGTCCGGCTTGCCGGCGAGGGGCCACTCCGCCGTGGCGGGGAGCGGGATACCGGCGGCCCCACCGAACGCCCCGGCGACGAGCCGGACCTGCCCGACCGCTACCGGTTCGGTGTCGTCCTTGTCGAGCTTGAGCTCGAACCACTTCTCCTCGGTGTCGTTCGTGAACGCGTACCCCGAGAGGCCACCGCCGGGGGCGGTCCAGTCCTGCAACCAGCCGACCGCGAGGGTGTAGCCAGTCGCCGCGGGTGACTGGGACTCGGGGGCGCAGAACGTCGCCGGCACGGTCTCGAGGTTGGGGACGGCGTTGATGGCGGCCTCGGTGACCTGACACTCGAACGCCTCGCCGAGCGCGAGCCCGGCTTCGTCGTCGGCCAGCTTCAGGGAACCATCAGTGATGACGATGACAGTCGGTGCAGGCATTAGGTCTCCAAGGTGACGGGTTGGGTGAGGGTGATCCGGGCGGTCTGGTAGGTGAGCCCACCGAGCTCCATCGGCAGCGGGGCGTCGACGGTTTCGACGGGGACCTTGGCGGCCTCGAGGGCGAGGATGGCGGCGACGGTCAGCTCTTCGAGCTGTTCGTACCCGGGTTCCGGGTCGATCCGGGCGGCGACGCAGATGACCTGGAGGCGGGCGGTGTGGGCGCACATCGTGATGCGGGTGAGCCACGACCCGCCCCCCCACACCAGCATGTACGCAGGGGGTGTGACAGAGTCCACCGGCCCGGCGTGCACAGCCCCGTCTTCGACGATCCCATCGAGGATCCCGGCGACCCGGTCCCGCAGATCACCGAGCGCCGTTGTCATCCGATCCCAAATTGGATCTTGAGCGGGATCAGACTGTTCGCGTGACGCTTGAACGGCACCCCTGGGGCGACGAGCACGCCGATGTCGGCGAACCCGACGGCCCCGAACGCCGAGTCGTTGGCCTTGTACCACTCGATCGCCCGGGCCACGTTCACGGTGGTCGCCAAAGCGGGCGGCGGGTCGGGCAGCGGCTGGTCGGCGGGCCGGTCGAGGGTGTGGTCGATCTCCGCGGCGGCGGCATCCAGAGACGACTGCAGCCACGCGGAGTTCTTTGCCGAGACGCTGGTTCGTAGGGCGTCGGCGAGCTGGTCGATGGTGGCGTAGGCCACCATCAGCCCGCCTCGTCGTCCTTACCACGCGGCTCGGCCTTGGCCTTGGCCTTGAGCTCCGGCTTGGGCTCGGCCTGCTGGGCTTCGGGTTCGGCGTCGGGGATGGGGCCTTCGGTCCAGATCGGATCGAGGCCGACGGCTTCCCGGTTCGGGTCGTCGAACTGGGTCATGGCGTCTTTGTCACTTTTACGACGCCGGCCGGTTCGATCACGACGGCATCGAAGTCACCGGCGTAGCCGACCTGCACACCCCACACCGACGGCTCAACAACCTGCAGGTTCCCGTAGCGGTACTCGAAGCACTTCGCGGCGGCGGTCGAGAACACCAGGACCTGGCCGGTGTCGAGCCCGGCCGACATGACGACGGTGAGCCCGGCGATCGAGCCCTGGTCGCCCTGCACCGACGGCGTACCGAACCCGGACGAGTAGGCGTTCGTCGGGTTGATCGGCGGGAACACCGGACCGAGCATCCCGTACATGTCGGGGGACACCGCAACGACCGTCCGGCCCTGACCCTTCGTCGCCGCGAAGACCTGCCCGGCCGCCGTCCAGATCGCAGTAGCAACCCCGGCGCCGGTAGCGGGGCCGGTGGGGATCGCGGGGCCGGCGACCGCGGCCGCCCACAGCACGTCGGCGGCTTCCTCTTCGGTTTCGATGGCGTACTGCTCGGCGAGGTCGTTGATGACCATGTCCAAGATCGCGGGTGACGACCGGTTGATGTCCTGCTTGGAGACGTTGACGTAGCCGCCGAACGTGTCGGCGCCGAGAGGGGTCTTCGTGATCAGCATCTTGCGGCTGGCGAGCTCGGTCTTCTCTCCGGCCTGCTTGGCGACCTGGGTGTGCTGGGTGACCCGGGCGTAGGACCAGGCGCCGGAACCGAGGTCGGTCACACCGATGGTGTTGACGAGCGGGCGGGCGACCTCGATGAAGTTGACGAGCGGCGCGACGATCGTCTCCGGGAGGAGACCGGGGTTGTCGGCGGTCGTCTGGTGGGCGGCGGCCCGGGTGTACACGTCCATGCGCTGGCCGGCTTCGACGTCGCCGAGCTGCGCGTAGTACATGTCGGCGATGTACGCCCCGGCGGAGCGGTACTCGACCTTCCCGACCCCGCTGCTGGCGCGGGCCCTCTCGAACTGTTCGGTGATCTCGGCGGTGCGGCGCTGCGACGTGGCGGCGATGCGGGCGGACTCGCGGAGCGGTTCGAGCTGCTTCTCCAGCTCGCCCATCCGGTCAGCGGCCCGGGTGTAGAGCTCCATCTCGTTGGAGTTGAGGTCCCGGTTCTCTTCTTGGGCCTTCTCTACGAGGCCGTCTTGGAACGTGCGCTTCTCTTCGACCTCGGCCTGGAGACGGGCGAGCATGGCGTCGTTGGCACCGGACATCCGGGCCTCCCTTGTGGTTACACGGTTGGGCTTCACGTGTAGCGACGGGGGCTCGTTTCAGGCTCGGAACCTCGTCCGTTCCCTCCGCCTCGGGAGGGCAAGCCTGGCAGCGACAGCAGCTACTTCAGAGACGGACTGTACTGCGCGTCGGCGCGGGCGGCTAGGACCCTGTCAAGGTTCGGGGTCGCCGACACGGCCAGCGGAGTCACGGTGATCGGCGCGGTGCGGACCTCGAGGACCTTGGCGCCGAGGTAGGCGGGGGTGGGGGTGAGGGCGATGTGGCCGAGGTACGCCTTGTTGATGCGGCGTCGCCCCCGCTCCAGAACCTGGTCACGCGGGGCCACGGCCATGCCGACCGACACGCCCAACAGCTCGTCGGCGGCGTCGTCGAGGGCCTGGTCACCCTCAGCGGAGCGACGGATCTTCACCGACGCCCGGAGCCCGGCCGGGTCGTCGGGGTCGAGGTCGACGACCGTGCCGACCCACCGGTCGGGGTTGTGGTCAAGGTTCACGAGGAACTTGCGGGCCCGGTTCCGTACCGCGCCGAACGCCCCGGGGGCGACTGACTCTTCGATGAGCCGCCCGCGGTGTTCGACCTCGGTCCACTCGTCATAGGGGACGGCGATGAGCGACAGGGTCCGCTCCGGGTAGTCGACGGCCTGGAGCGTCGCGGTGCGGATCTCGATGGGGCCAAGCTGAGCGTCGGTCATGTGATCTCCACGGGTACCACGGGTTCGGTCGGGGCGGCGGACTGGCCGGCGATCGCGAACCGCTCGAGCCGCTGGACGTCGGCGGGGGTGAGGGCCCCGATGCGAACCAAGATGTCGTAGGTCTGCGCCCGGGCGAGCGGGTCGGGCCTCACGTACTCGTCCCGGTTGACCTCCACGTCGGTCCCCCGCGGTAGCGCCCATTGCGAGAGGGCGTGGACCACGGGTGCGACCTTGGGGCGCAACCCGGCCCGCCAGTGGTAGTCGAACAACGACGTCACGTTGCTGTAGGTCATCGAGTCCCCACCCGAGGGGAGGCCGGCCAGGAACGGCGGCACCCCCAACAGCACCGCGATCCGCGAGTCGGTGTACTGCGACAGCTCCAACAGGGCCATGTCCGTGGGTGAGATCTGCAGGGTCTCGATCTCGATGCCACCGGAGAGCACGGCGGGCATCCCGAGGTTGTTCATCCGCGATTCCCACCACTGCCCTTGCAGATCC